CGTTTAAATCGTCTACGCTTAAAGAGGAGTTAGCAACGTCAACAGCAATACCACCTGCAGTAGACCCATCGCCTACAAAAAGTTTTTTAGTATCTGTTGTATATATTAATTCGCCTTCGGCTGGCACCGGCAAAGAAACACCATCGAGTGTTTGTCTTTGTGCATCTGTGCCTCTTCTTAATCGCAATGCCATTTGTAATAACTCCTAATATTTTAGTTCTTATATATATTTATCATAAAAGAGTTATTTTCTTTTCTTCATAAATATCTTTGTTCGCTTGGTAATATCCTTTTTTACACGCTCTATATCCACTACAAAGTTAACACTTTGCAATACATCTTCGTATTCTTGCATAAGATCTTCCATGCTTTGTTCGAACGCTTCGGAGTTTTCACCCATTGGCATTTTAGGATCGTTTTCTATAACCCATATTTTGCCGTCGGTAAATGTAACTTCAACGGCCTTAATGTATTCAGTAGGAACAACTTTTATGTCGATATTACCGAGTACTTCAGGCCATTTGTCAATAACTTGTTTGCTGAGCTTATTCTTTTTCTTAGGCACTTTGGGCGGACTTCTTACTACTTTTCTTAGTAGGTACTAGATCTTCCGCCTGTTCTCTTAAACGCTTTGCTTCTTTAAATAAAGAATCTGCTTGAGAACGGTATTGTGCTGCTAAGTCTTCATCGCTTAAAACATCGTTAGATGTTGGAGCAACTGGTGCTTCTGCAATCACAGGTTGAGTTTCTTCAGACGTTTTAGCATTATTACTTGACTGAGGTTGTAGAGCTAAGTCTTCTACTGTAACACCTTTTTGTGTTGCAATAGCATCATTTAGTTCTGACAATACAACAGTGTTTTGCATGTCTGGAGTCATTTCAATTGTATTAGTTGGCATCTTTGCAAACTTACCAGTAGCGGCAAATGCTCTAAGCATATTTCTACCATCTGGTAATACAGCTCTGTCCATTGCTTCTGCAAGTTCATATGCTGTTTGTCCTGCATTAGATTCAACTAATTGCATTAATGAGTCGTGTGCGTCTGATTCAAGACTGTCAGTGAATACAACCAAACACTGGTCTGCTTCTTTAGGTACAACTCTGTACGCTACAACGCAACGTCTTTTTGGATTTATTTGTCTTCCAATATGTTTCATATTATTCTCCTGCTGGAGCCTCTTGTGCTTCCGCTTGTGCTTCTTGTTGTGCTTGTACAGCGTTTAAGAATGCTTCTAGTTTACTATACACCGTGCCAACAGTAGTCATTTCGTTAGGCTTAAAAGCGCCACGAGTTGATGCAACATCAATAATTGACTTCATTGCTGTTAGATCTTGTACAGTAAGATCTGGAGCAGGTGCTTGTTCAGTAGCAGGTTGTTGTGCTTCTGTTTTGTTTTCGTCGCTCATAATTTATAATCTCCTATATTAATATATATGCGTACTTTATTTATTTGTACTTCAAATGTGGACATGCCAACATGAAATAACTTGCTTCTTTTGGATCTTCAAAACCTACTTTAATATTACTTTGTCCAAGGCCACGATGTTTTTCTCGTGACACATGGTATCTATTTTTTAAGTTTTCGAATATCCACTTTTCAATACTACTTTCCATATTGTAAGAAATGGGTACGCTAACAACTTCAAAATGCCTAGGCAAATATTGAGTGCTGCGTACCCCAAAGTAGTTTAAAGGGTTAGGCTGTTTGAGCTTCATAGTGAGCTGTAACTCCAAATGGGGCTAGTAGTTCTTTATTATGATTACTGTGAATAATAAACACTGTATCACAGTAGTCGGGATCTCCCCAGCTATCCCAAGCATAACCGTCAGTAAACATTAAAAACTTTTTAGGCGTAATGCCTTGGTCTTTCATGTATGTCCAGTTACACATAAAGTCAGTACCACCACCACCTAAGATTTCATATGACATCAAATCTTGGCCTTCTGCGGCAGTAAAGTCTTCCTCATTATAAACATTAGTATCAAAGCACCACAACTTAATAGCATAGTCTTTGTACTCGTCCATAATACCTTTTACTTCACCTAAAAAGTCTTCAGCTTGCTGATTACCAATTGAACCACTCATGTCAATTGCAATACACAAGTCAATTGTATCCATAAAGTTCATACCAGGCAGTATAGCACCGGTGTGCCAACCTTTACGTGAAGGACGACTAAACGTATAGTCGCTTTTAATTGTTGATTGAATTTGCTGACGAAGCAGGTCACGCCAGTTGATTTTAGGCTCTGTAAGCTCTTTGATCATACGTTCGACACCTTTAGGAACATTGCCAGCACCTGCACTCTGTGCGGCTGTTACCATGTTCTCTTTTATTTCGTCACGTATCTTTTTAAGTTCTTCTTTGCTGTAAGTAGGCTTCTTTCCTTCTTTACCTTTGCCATCGTCTTTGCCGTCCTTGCCAGATGAACCGCCTTCATCGCCGTCACCGTCAGTCCAGTCAATATGTTCGTCTAGCAATTCACCTAATGCATTAAGTTGATCTTCGTCATACTTTTCAAACAAGTCATCATAAACTTCTTCTGAAGTCCAGTCTTCATATTTAAAGTCTTGGTAACAGTCTACAATCTTAGGCTTAGTACCAATGCTGTCTCTTACAAGAATGTTGTTTACAATGTAGTCTTGTGCAATGTTAGACAGCATAGCATCTAAGTTTCGGTCTTGCCAAGTTCTACGTTCTAAGTGATCAAATACACAGTGTAAAATTTCGTGTGCAATAACAAACTCAATTTCTTTATTGTCCATTGCATTAAAGAACTGAGTGTTAAAAAATAAGTTTCTGCCATCTACGGCTGCTGTAGGACACCAGTCGTCTGCGGCTTGAATTTTAAGGCGTGTTGCCATATTACCAAAGAAAGGGTGCTTAAGAAGAAGTCCTACTCGTGCAACAATAATGCGATCAAGTACTTCTTCACGCATTACTTTAAGTTCGGATTCAGTAATATCTGGATTAGGTGCCCAGTTCTTTTTACCTTCTACGCTCATGTGCTATGTCCTTTCTAAGTTTATATATGTATTATACAAGTATTTACTGAGTTTGTCAACCATAAAAGGTGAAAGGGCGAGTATTAACCCGCCCTTTCTATTCTTATGAACCCTGTGCAGCCTTAATATACTTGCCATAACGTTCATGGAATTCATCAAAGCATTCCACAGCGTCCGGATCAATGGGCAATGAGTACTGAGTAAGTGCGAGCTTAATGCCCATTACAACTAATTCAGTATCAAAGTTATCCATCGAAAATCGCAGGAAGTTGTTAACTTTATTATCAAAGTCTTTGTCGTTCTTGTTATCAGCTTCTTGCAGCTCATAACACAATGACACAGTGAGGGAATACATAGCACTGATTTCTTTACTGGCCATCTCCTTGACTTTTCCTGCTAAGATATCACTTGGATTAGGCATCTGAGACGCAACTTTACGATGCGCCATAAACTTGACAGCCAAGCCTTCTCCAACTGATCCACTAACTAAGTCTGTAGTAGTGGTTTCGTCTAGATCGTCTTCGAGCAATTCACTCACAAACGACCATGAACGAGGTGTTGCAAATGATCGGCTTGCACTTCTTGGATCGAAGTCATACAAGTCTTTCTTTGCAAATGTTAAGTAACCAACAACATCTTTGTGTTGATTGTTAGTAACAGCCCACTGGAACCACTCATCAAATGACACAGTAAGTTCTAAGTGGATAAAACGGTTTGCTAACGGAGCAGGCATTCTATAAGTAACACCTTTGTCAGCTTCACGGTTACCAGCCGCAACAATTACCACATTGTCTGGCAATTTGTATTGACCAACTCTACGATTAAGAATCAGCTGATATGCAGCCGCTTGTACAGCAGGCGCCGCTGAGTTCATTTCGTCTAAGAATAAAACGACATAGTCGTATTGTGATGCAAACTCTTCGGTAGGAAGTTCTGCAGGTGCGCCCCACACCATTGTACCTGAATTGCTATCAAAGTACGGAATACCTTTAATGTCTGTAGGTTCCCAAAGTGACAAACGAATGTCAATCAAATGTGAATTACCAAGGTCATTAGTAATTTGTCCTACAATCTCGGACTTACCAATACCTGGGGGACCCCAAAGGAAGATAGGACGATTTTTGCGAATAGCATGATTAATGCTTGCTTTTGCGCCGTTGGGCGAAACTGTTCTTGTGATTACGTTTTCCATATTGTATTACCTCTAGTTATCAGTGCGAATTTCTAACTTATGTATATATAATACTACCAATAGAGAGTAAAGTCAACCTTTTTCTGCAGTTTTTTTAATTATTTTTCGTCTTTATTTTGGCGGGCAAGTGCTTTAGCAAGTCCGTACTTGCGAAGATCACCGGAGAAAAGAGACAGTTCGACTGCCTTCTTTTGGTGTGTTACTTGTATAGATCTTGGTCCTATGTAGTACGGACAGTCGATAAACTTGTCTAAAAATATAATAACTTGAGTAGTCATGGGCATATCGTGTGGATAAGGAACATCGTATGTTGCCACTTCTGCTTGTGTAAGTGCATCTAAACCTGCATCTGTAAGTCTAAGTCCACCAGCATCCTTGCTACGTGTATTATGCCACCACAACGGCATATGCTCCTTAACAGACAAGTCGTTAAAACTTTTGCCTAGTTCTTTTAGGAATAACTTTGTGTAGGTTTCTTTCCAGTTCATTCGGTTACAATTTCGCCAGATGACAACTTATATACTTTGAAGTCTTCACAGGAAAACAGTTCGTTAAGTTTCTGTGCTAAATTGTGTGCATGCCCTGGATTAGAAAAACTTGTTTTCTTATATTTTGGTCCAGGATAATTTGTTAAAGCATTTGAACTTTTTAAATTGAATGGTTTTTCTTTATAGAATACAGCCCAGATAGCATCAGCATCTAGGACTTGCTCACATCTATAATTCTTTTTGTTTACATGTTCTAATAGAACATTTGGTTTGGGTCTGCTCATATATACGTACCTTAATTAACTACGTATATATTTATCTCTTTTTACAGTTATCTACGTGCTTTATAGTTTTATAGCGAGTAATAAAAATATAGCGATTAAAACAATGTTTGTAAAGAAGATACCTATTGCTAGTATAGTATGATACCAAATCCAACGAGTTTTATAAGCATTTTCTATTGTTAGTTCTGAAGGATCTACGTCATCCTTCATTACATCAATAACTATATGATTAGTTTCTTTTGGATTTGATTTCCAAAATGTATACCATGACATAAATTATCCTAATTATTTCCAGTCTGCTCCACCGTCTAATTGTACCTCCACAGGCTCATTATCGATGTTTTGTACGTGTTCTTTTATGAATTGTTCCATGTCACCGTTTAGGCGAGACATAACCTCGCCTAGAGTAAATGCAAGACGTTTTGCATTCTCTATATCAATTCTTACTTCTTTGGCTCTACTTGCGTCAGCACTCTTAACAGTTTGAATAAACTGTTGTATTGGAAAAGTGTTTATAGGATCAAGTTTTTTGGTTTGCATTTGATAGTTCCTGACGCATAGTAAGATCGTTTTTAAAAGGACCTTTGTAATCGTAACGTTCTAATGTAATTAATTTAGGGCAAAAACTTTTGACCCAGCCCTTATCAAAGTGAATAATATAAAATCCTGCACAATACAAACTCTTACTCTTAATACTTTTTGTAAACAAAGCAAACTTACGATGTACATCGTAAATTACATTGTAAGGAGTAGTGCTAGTTGGAAAGCCATAAATTTCTTTTTCAGTCTCAATCTTTGTTGTTTCGTCTTTATCAAAGACTGTAAGGCCAAGTTCATTTTTTAATTGCTTTTTGTTTTCAAAGAATGCAACACCGTTGTTTGCTGAAAACATAAAACGTTCATCATTGAAACTTAAGGTGCCTAATTTTTCACCTTCTTCTTCAACAATCCAAAATTTGTCTTTTAATATTACTTTTGCTTTTATACTCATTGTTGTTGATACCTCGCTTGCAACGGTTCAGCATAGTATTGTGCTTGGTCTGCAATACGTTGCATATCCCACTTAGCACAAAATTTCATAAGACGCATACCTACTTGCTGTACTTCTTTAGTAACAGCATTCTCTGCAATAGTAGCATCAATAATTTCTCTAATGTCTGCAGGTTGTGCTGTTAAGTCACACAGTACAACATTACGTGTATAGTCATCTAGTACACGATGTTCTACACCTTCATGATCAGTCCAACGCTGTAACATCATATTATTCCAGTTATAGCCTTTGCTGTCTTTGTCTGCATACGCTTCAATAAGACCTACTTTGTTCTTAGTGCCTTTCTTACGTACACCTGGATATGCACTAAACACGTTATCACTAGTGTCACCTCGCATGCACTTTTCAAACAACATAAATTGTGGATCGGGTGCCGGCTTAGCCTCTTTAGTTTTCTTATCTATTACTTCTTTACCTTTGTCATCAAAGTAACCTTCATGTGTAATAGTAACGTTTTGTATGCCGTTATACTGACGTACATTAGGTGCAATAAGTTGTGCAAAGTCACCGTCAGTACTAATGATAACATGATCGTCATTAGGGTGTGCTTGTACCCAACCTGCAATAAGATCATCTGCTTCTAATTGTTTATGACGCATAACTGTACAGTTAGTTTTGTTAGTTACAAAGTCTTTAAACTCGTCAAAGATTTCCCAAAACACTGTATCTTCTTCTTGTTGTGTAGGAGTCATTGCATCACGTGTTGCTTGCCTATTACGTTTGTAAGGCTCATAATAGTCCTTACGCCACGAACGGCCTTCTAAACAAAATACAACATGATCAGCGTTAAAGTCTTGCCATGCTTTCTTAATACTGTTAAGTGTAATATGAAGCGCCATACCAACCTTAGTGTCAAGGTCTCCACGTACTACGTGCCTTGCTCTAAAGAAGGTATTCGCTGTGTCTACTAATACATAAGTTGCCATTGTGTTGCCTTTAGTAATTTAATAATAACTATATTGTACACTCATTTGTATACTATGTCAAGCATTAAGATACTTCTGATTTGCCTTTATCGATAGGTACTACGTTAATATACCCTGCTTCTGCTTTAGGATCTTGTCCTTCTTCTTGAAGCATTTGGCTAACAATAGTTCTAAACCACTGGTCAACAATCTGTTCGTTTGATTCGCCTTGATATCCTGCATCAAGAAGCTCTTCAATAAATTCATTGTTCCAATCTAGTTCAAAGAATCCATTTCGAATGTTGTCTTTGTTAACCTGAGTATCTAATACAGCAACCCAAGGTTCGCCTGCTTTAGTAGCGGCAGCCTTTTCTGCATCAAGTGCCGCACGTCTAACTTCTTCCGAAGTAGGTTCTTTTACAGGCTCATCAATTTTCTTTTTGATTCCTGCATCTCTTACAAGTTTATTCCACCAACTCATAGTCCTGCTCTCCTTACACGTTTTTCTAAATCACCACCGTCATCAATTGGTGCTGTCATAGCTCGTTCGTGTTGTTCATTTTTGTATCTAGGTTCCCCATGCATTACCGAATAAGTCGATATGTAATCGTGGTGTGAACCGCCATCCTTTTTCCATACAGAGCTCAGCCACCTCTTGAATGTTGAGCTTGTATTCTTCACTGCGTCCGCCCAGCGGCATACAATATACCGGACATTGTATCCCGGCGTCTCTATAACTCGCCACAGCTCTACCAGCTTCAGCAACGTCAGTTTCGTCAGCGACAACAAACTTAAAATAAAGGTCACTATTAGAAACACTGAAATACTCACTAGCAATATCAGGCATAATAGCATCCTCCCAGCGTTCTCCGCTAACTGAAAGTTTTGGGGAACAACTCCAAGTGACTTTAAATCTGTCTTGATTGTTGAGATAGTCTCTAAAATCAGGTCGTAACTTTTGTGTAGTATTTGTTTCAAATGTAACATTTTTCAAGTCCTGCATACGCGGGTGTTCTAATAATTCAGCATAGAATCTTTGCCACCCTAACAAAGGTTCACCGCCAGTGAAAATCAAGTGGACATCCTGTCCACTATCCATTGTCCACTTACCTTCTGGAGTAAGACTTAACAAGTGCTCTACAACTTCATCTACAGTTCTATCCATCATAAACTTTTTAAACTCTGGATAGATACTTGCATATGTATCACAACCTGTATGTATTACAGGTAAGTCTTCAAACTTTTCAACAGTACTTATG